GCCTCCTGCATTACTACGTCTAAGTCTGCAAGTCCATTGTCTTGCATACCTTGTTCTGAGAAATCACAGTATGAAGTTTCAATACCGTTCTCTGAAAGTTTCAATTCGATAAATGGACCGAACGCTGTATCTGTGTAAATTTCCCAGATACCGTTGTGTTCAACTTTTGCATGGAACCAATTATCACCATCTTCTGTGTCGATGTATTCAACAAGTTCAATGGATTTTACAAAAACCTTTTCAGGGCTATCAGGACCAATTGCTCCTGGGATATTAGCATCCTCAGGGTTTCTTGTGTAATAAGAATCCTGTGATAAAACACAGTCTTCGTTTACTTGGATTTTTGGATGTTTAACAGTTTTTAACATATTTACCTCACTTTTTTAGTTTATATGTATATGATAGCACCTTAGGGAGCAAAAGTCAAGAGTTTTTTGCATTTTTCTTGACTTTTAAACTCTATCAATTCAAACAGTTACTGCTGACCACGCACATACGCGTCAACAAGATCTTCGCCTGTAAGACGTTTCCCCATTATAACTGTCTCACCATTATGTAATTTTCGTTCGACTCTGCCATCGTTATACATGATATCTAATACAGAGTGACCATCAGTATCGTGAGGTCTGTTGTCATACCACATAGATTTGAGAGAATGTGCGTGCATAGAAGCTACTTCATTAGCCCACTTATCTGCTTCAATTCTAAGTCTCTGACGTTCTACCTTATCGTTATATTGTGTCATAATACCACCATTAATATATTATAGTGTATATGATAGTGAAATGTGAACCATTTGTCAAGGCGTTTTGGTTCGCTAGCCTTCTGATTTCACCAAAGTCCAAATACCGTATGCTAGTCCAAGCCATGCTGCCCACCATACTAATTTGCCTAAAACTAAGACAGATAGACATACCGCAATAATTACAGTACCATCCCAAGAAGTTCTCTCAGAATATCTCTCTAAGCCCCATTCGTACCAGCCGAATAGTTTATCTTTAATTAAATCTAACATTTATTACCCTCCTATATAGTTAAACAAATGCCTTGTATTTATATAAATATGCTAATACAGGAGAAGAAAATGGCATATGACTATTTCCCAAAGGATGCAAAAGAACTGCTTGCTAACCCAAATAAAGTTCAAACTCTCATCAAAAGAGAGCTTTTGGACGATGTAGCAGCTATACTAGAACATCTAAATGAGGAGTACAAAGGACTAGAATATGAGCAACCTATTGCTATTGACCCCACTCCTAAGAACAATACTAAATTAAAAATTAGAAAGACGTTTGTAGGTAAACTTGCCACTCAAATGGATAGTAATCCACAAACCCAAATCAATATACGGCAAGCCCTTTCTAGAATAAAACGACCAGACGGCAAACCTATAAAAGTAAATGACTTAGGGTTTTCATTTGGTGATGGCTCCAGAGGTAACAAAGGAGTCAATAATAGAGGACTAGGATTTGAGGACGACGTCGTAGCATCATTTGAATTATGGAAACAAGGTGAACCCTATGAGGCAGGTGCTATTATAAAACCTAATATAGAAAAATTTATATTGGAACTCGTTGACTATTATGATTTAACAAAATATTCTGAGATTAAAATTGTACCAGAGGGTGCATTAAATAAGGCTCGTCCATTAAACATAACATCAGCAGGAATGTATGTAGGTGGCAGTCCTGTATTTGATATAGGTAAAACTGTAACTGATGTAACCGTACAAGGTAAAAACCCTAGAGGTGCTGTTGATAAAACTGTTTATTTAAGTTTGAAGAAAGGTAGCACCGTATCGTATTTCAATGCTGGTTTAGGGCAGGGTATGTTACGTGGTTATCCTGCACAACAAGCTACAGGAGATTATAAGCACAGCTCAGACTTTCTAACTTTTTGTAAACACTTTGGCATAGACTTAGAAATGTTTGATGCTTGTTTTAGATATAAAACTGCTCCTAGGAGTCCAATAGGAGAAGAGCAACCTAGTAACTATAATCCTAGAGCAATAGGACAATTAATCGAAAGTGCAATAGGATATGGTTTTCATATGGTTCATCTATTTGATACAGGCGCTAAGAATATCAAACATTATGAGGCAAGTCAACAATACATGAAACGAAACGGAACCTTAAGAGGTAAACCAACAATATATTATGGTGGCGCTAGTAGGTTCTCAAGGAGTGTTCGTATCCAAGTACAGACACATGATTATAGGAAAATAGATTTTGTAATAAGAAATAAAACTAACGCGGCATTGCCACCAAAAGACTTATTATCAAACTTTTATTATGCGTAACTATGAAAGCAACATTATTCTTTTTATTTGAACACAACAATCAACTCTACATCGTAGACAATAATAAAATACAGGACGTTCCTAAACCTCGTGAACTAATCAGACGTTTCAGTAGTATAGAACTTGTAAGAGAATATGCTGAGTCATTAGGTAAAGAGATAGCAGACGATACTGCAAGAGAAAGAACCAAACACCACACACCAGAAGGAATAGAACGTATTAGGCAAGCAAAATTAGGTGAGAATCATCCTGCTGTACAAAATGGTAGAAGCCCAGAGTTTAGAGAAAAGGTATCTAAAACAATGACAGGTACAAGGGGCGGTGAGAACAATCCTATGTATGGTAGACAGCACAGTAAAGAGACTCGTGTAAAAATGTCTTATGCTTCTAATTTTAAAGTTAAACGTCGTTGGTGTGTATCGCCTGATGGTGTAACTACAACAATACCTGTTACTGAACCTTTACCTGAGGGTTGGCAATGGGGTAGATTTTATGACCCTTATAGACCAGACCCTACCAAGTTGCCGGATCCTTCTGATTATGGTAAACCTGAGCAGTAGCTCCTGACACAAATAATTCTTCCGCTTTACTAATAATATCCTCAGCAGTTGATTGCCAAATGTCCTCGGTTAAGTGTCCAGGATTGTATGCAAATGTGCTACACTTCTTCTGATAGTATCTTGCCTGTTGTATATAAACTGCCTTTTGTGCAATATATAATGTAAACACAGGATCATCCATATAGGGTTTGCCACCCAATCTCTCTGAATCGTTTGATATCATCCAACCCATTGCTCTAGTCTTACATTTATTAATTAAATGTTCTGGCATAGGATCAAAATTCCAACCAGGCATGGTAATTATTTTAGCATGGTTAATAAAAATTAAATCGTAACTCTCTTTCAATGGTGTATATAAGTTAGGATCATAATGTGCGTCTCTCGGTATAATTTCTAAGTCCCATCCTTTCTCTCTAAATGTTTGAGATAGATGAGCACCAAACTTACTATTACCTCCTGTAAGTAAGACACTTCTACTTTCCATATATTTTCTCCATAGTAGGTTTATGACCACAAGAGTCAGAACAAACCATCATTTTATGCTCTGGCCAACCCTCATATACTTCTCTGAAAGGATCATCATCTAATATTTCTTTTAATGTCCTGTCGTTTAAGTTGTTATTTATATCTTTGAATACTCTTCTCATCTGTCGTTGATGTGGTTTACCAACTAATCTATTTTCTAGATATTTCTCGTGCGTGTGTCCAAAGAAACTACAAGGCCATACCGTACCATCTTGATTTATTCTTATTTCATTACCTGCACCAAACTTGTGATTAGCACTACATACGATTTCAGTTGTTCTGTCTTTGTATATTGTATCACATACCTTATCATCGACTTTACCTAAGTCTAATGCCTCAATAAACTCTACTGCCTTTTGTGGTATAGGTTTTATAGGATTGTCGTCACAAGGATATATTTCATATTGAACGTTGTATTGTTTATCCCTAACCGGCATAGGGCCGCCTTCAAAACCATTAGGATTTTTAAATCTTATTTCAAACCCTAATTCATCTGCTAGTTCCTTTGCCTTATCCATTTGATGTTCGTTATGTTTGAACTTTAAAAACTCCCATATACCTTTAGCTCCTGTCGCAGAATATGATTTCATATTAGCCCATACTTTCTTCCATTGTACATTACGTCTATAAATGTGATTAGTATCTTCCAAACCATCTACAGAAAATATTACATAGCTATTGCTATTTGTAGACAGTCCTAATTGATACCAAAATTGTGTACCTTTCATACCTCCATTGGTATTAATTTGTATGGTAGGTGATTGTATTGTGGTTTTGTTGATGTGATCAAGTATAGGAATAATATGAGGACAAGTGCCAGGGTCTCCATAATCACCAGCAAATGTCCAGAACTTTATTTGTTGTATAAAGTCTACAGGAAAATGTTCTTTGAATTGTTCTAGTGTGTAATATCCTTCTTGAATATTAGGATTTAGATTAGGACTAAAATTATTATAACGTGGACACCAAGGACAAATGGAATTACAGAGCGTGCTCAGTTCTAAGTGCACGCTCCGTAGGTTCTCGTAATCCCAATTACTGTTTCTTTGTTCGCTTGGCTCTTGTTTTTTTAGGTTTGACATATTCCTCTATTCCTAATTTTTCCAAGATGCCTTCTAGTTTTGGATAAGCAGTTATTAACTTCTTGTCTTTAATGGCAGTCATTAACTGTGCTTCTTTGTGATGTAGTCCTTCCATAATAGACAACCAGTTCATTTCCTGTTTCCATGCTGGAAGATTTTTTAGATTAGCTTGAGGGTCAACAAATTGTTTGATACGTCTAAACTCTAATGCAATAGTCGTATCACCCATTCCGTCTGGTACATCGTCCTCAATTTTAGCAGCCTCGGGCATACCTTCAGGCAATCCCCAATCAACTTCCTCGGCTCCCACTCCCCATCTAACTAAAGGAACTACCGTTTGGTTTGTAGAGGCAACCTCTTTAAGTCTTGATACTTGCTCGTCTTTACTAGACGCCTCAAATACCCAATCGAATGCCTCGTTCAACTGTCTGAACTTGTTTGCCATTTACTTCACCTTATTTTTAGAACCCTTAGGACGTCCTCTTTTTTTAGGGGCTGCCTTAGGGGCGGCTTTTTTACGCTTAGGTGTTTTACCATCAACGTATGCTTCATTAATATCTGGTGTTGATTTATCATCAGCTTTAAAACGTCCTTTTGGACCTCTAGCTCTTACACCAGAAGCTGGTTTTTCCTCAACGGGGTCTGGACCAAATACAAATGTTTTTAACCATTTAAACATAATTTAACTCCTCTTTCTGTATTATTTATATTTAACATTTTAAATTATATACCTTATTGGTACTCTAAAATTCATCAATGACATCTATCATTTGTCTCATTCTGTGCTTATTAAAATATTCTAACAAAGCACTTTTATCTTTGTTTGTTTGAGACTCGTAACTATGTATAATATTTTCTTTGATGTCCTGTGGGGTTTTAGATAAGTCTACTAATAAACTATTTCTATTCCAACCGTGTGCTCCATCACCGTTTACAAAATCCTCTGGCTTCATAGTTTTCCATTTTGCCAATAAGTTTTTTCGTATAGGGCGTTGTCGTTCACCTTTAACAAATACATCATCATCTGAGAACATATTAGGAATGCCATCACCTTTATCACCTGTAATAATATGTTCCATTAAAACATGCTGAGCAGGCTCTTTAATTTTTACCCACTTCTTTTGTGCAGGTGCATATTGTTTTACATTAGGATATTTTTGTAATTGCTGAAAGTCATGATCTCCAGAAATAATTAGAAAAGGATCAGGAGTAATATCATCTTCGAATAATACTCCAGGTTCTCCTAAACTTTGACTATATTCTGCTAGTGTACCTATAACATCATCTGCCTCGGCACCTTCTACATCAATAACAGGATATGGAAATACCTCTGATAGTTCGTCCCTAACAATATTTAAGGCATCAAATATTTCTCCCCAATCTAATGAACTCGCTTGTCGTTGTGTACGTCTACTTGCTTTGTAATACGGAAACTCTTTCTTTCTCCAATAGTATCTGTTATCACAAGCAATAACTATATCACCAAACTCCTCGCCATACTTTCTTTTATATGAACGTATTGTATTTACAATCATATGCCTAAGTAAAGGTAAGTTTACATCTACATCAGGACGTCCTCTTACCTCTGCCATAAAATTACCTATGGCAGTTTGATTATAATCTACTACAATCATTGGACTTTAAGAAGTAGCATGTTAGGATTAATTCTTAACTTAACACCCATCTTCTTACCTCGTATTTTACCTACTTGTTCATGTATGGCATTTCTAGACTTCTTCATTATCAAAGGAAGTTGTTCTTCAGGTTTACGCAGTGTCTTTTCATAGGACAGTTCAGCATCCCATCCTTGTGGTGATGTACCTTTTACACCTAAACCGCCTTCGCCTTTACTCATATACAAACCTAAACGTCTACGCTTAGTATCATATACCCATAGTTCTGTAGCTCCTAATATATCTACAGGTTGTATGGATGCTATATTCAAGTCCTTATCTGCTTGCTTGTATCGTAATCTGCTTACAATCTTACGTGGGTCTTGTGGCTTCTTACGTCTTACTACTTGTTTACGAACTTGTCCTGCTGATAGTAAACCCATCAACTCTTTCAACCAGTCAACTAACTTTTGTGTATCAGGTTTTCTTATGTGGCTATAACCTTCTACAAGTTGTTCGTCCCAGTCATTACGTTGTCGTATTTTACGGACACGCTGCAGTTCTTCTAGCTCATCTAGTAAACCACTGAACTCTGCAATTGCTTCTGACATCTCTTCCTTGTTCAGTTTTACACCATTCATTAGTTGTTCAGGACTAGAATGTTTTTTGCCTTCCATAATATTGTCTACAGAATTATCTACTGCACCAATAAACAAAGGCAATTCAATTCTAACAACCTTAGGTTTTACTGCCTCTTTCTTTTCTTGTTTGGCATCTAAAGCTTCTTGTCCTTTAGTAGTGATGTATTCTAGTTTTTTATCTAGATACTCTCGTTGGTTTGCAGTCATCCAACCTGTCTTATAAAAGAACCAAGTATATTTAGATATTGCTAGAAATGCGTAGTCAGGAGCTGCCTGTACTAACTTAATAGTCTTCTTATCCCAACCGCTATGATCTTTTGCCCACTTACGAAATGAAGCGTATTGTTCTTTATCGCTTATTTCGTGGTGAATAAAATATTCTGAATTACGGTACGCTTTAGCGCGTTCCTCCTCATTGTCTATCAGACTGAACTGCGCCCAGTTCGGTTCCTTGACGAGGTAGACAGGACCCCGTTGTTTTTTTCTTGCTGCCATAATGGACTTCTCCTAAATTAATCATACTACTAATTATAAGAGCTATGAAAGTAAAAGTCAAATACGTAGATGACCAAAATGGAGCTACCTGTCGGATTCGAACCGACGACCTGAGGTTTACAAAACCCCTGCTCTGGCCAACTGAGCTAAGGTAGCCCGCGAAACTATTCTGGCGTGATAGTGGTAACTTCTGAACTAGAAGTCTGCTCTACTACAAGTGGGTCCTTGCCTAAGAACTTAAAACGAATCACTTTATCATATTTAATAGTTCTGAAACCTTCTTCTGGGTGCGCCCATACAGTAAGGTTACCTGGTGATTTGTTGTTTTTAGAATCGCCTTTTGGTTCCGGAAATAAATGAGGCATCAATGAACATACAAGTTCACGGACTTCGCCATTTACCTTTTGAAACCTAAACATACCATATCCACGACTTAATACATCTTCGATTTGCTGACGCCAATCGTCATCATTACGCCTTGGTTCAAATTCAATTACATTTGGCATTATTCTTTACTCCGTTTTTTATCTATTAACCATTGGAGATCTGCTTCCTTTTTAGGGTCCATTTTAGCAGACTCCCCATATTTTTCTTCCTGCCATTCCATTGGACCATCTAACATATCTTTTGTCATAGTTCCATCAGGTGGCAGTTCTATATCTATGTGTAAATCATCTTCAACACGGACTCTTGTCTTTAGCTCGTGTGTAGGATTCTTTGCACTATTAACAGCGGCCCAAGTACCCTTTTTAGGTTCTTCTGCTTGTGATATGCCTTTGTTATCTACAGTAGGGTCCTCAGGCATATCAACTGCTGTAATTCGTTCTCCTTTATACTCTCTTATAGCAATGTTTGCTGCTAATACCATAATAATCGCTAAAGGATCAAATACGAATATTAGTAATAGTATAATGATTCTGACGGCAGAATCAATCCTTTGTTCACCCGTTTCGCCATAAAAGAGTTCCGAGATATAATTTATTGGTCCTAGTTCTGCCTCCATCTTTGCTTGTTCCATTCTAAGAGGCAATAGTTGTTCGTTATATTGATCGATTAATACTATTGATTCATCTATGTCTGCGTTTATTCTTTCTCTTTCTTCTCGCTGTGTTCTTGTTACATAGTTTCTATCTTGTCTACGTGATTCCAATAGTACCAAGTCTAGTGCTTCTATTCTGTCTCGATATGCTGTTAGTTTATCTTTCTCTGACTCTAATCTAAACTCTATGACTTCCATGTTTAAGTCTTGGTCAGTATAAACTGCTACCTGCTCTATATGGGCTCTAGATAGAAAACCAAATATACCTAATGAAGTTATTATGGATAAGATTAGAACCGCACTTACCATGTATGATTTCATTAGGAATCTTATTCTGTCCCAATATTGATATACCCATGAGGCTGCTACAAGTTTTGCTATTTCGAGTACAATTCCCATACCCATAATTGCCATAGCTGCTGCCGGGAAAATAGTAATTAGACCTACAATAGAAAAGTAGGCTGCAACTGCTGATACAGACAATGCTGAGAAAGCAGTCATTATAATAAACATTATACTATTAGTTCGCATTGTTAGGCCTCCATTGAATGGGTTCAAAGTCCTTTAAAAAACTTGAACGTATTCTAATATGCAACATATCATTTAAACAGTTAGGGTCTTCCCTCTGCTGCCATTGTAAAAGAAACTCCTGCATTTTTGCCGGTGCTCTAGTAGGGTACTCTGCAATTACTTCCTTATGTAATTCTTCTGCACTTTCTTTTACTACACTAGAACTACCAAAGTATTTTTCAAATTGTTTATCTGTCTTGCAAGAATAACCAATATAATATCTCCCATCAGGAAAATATGTGCAATAAACTCTGTGTTTCTTTTTCTCTTTAGGCATATAGACTATTTATATGACGTAATTGATGATAGTCATACAAGTAAACATCAGTAACATGGCGGATGCTATCACTAGGGTAGGCAACACCGCGTTCATAAACAATGGATACTTTTTAAAATAATAATCTAATTTATCCATGCCTTTTGCCGTCGAATACACATACGAAATAGAGACCAAAGTCTCCTGTATTATGTACTCTGTGAAATACTCCGTCCTCAATAAGTACCAAGTCTCCACCTGAAACTTCAAAACGGTTATCATCTATTTCCATTTCACCACGGCCATTAATAAACATATAGACTTCTTCTTGTCCTTCGTGTTTATGTCCTGATGTTGATTTACCTGCTGTAAGATGAGTAGAACTAACCACTAATCCTTTTAAGTGCAAGTTATCTTTTACGGTGTATCTGTCGTCCTCCTTAACGACTACTCCACCTATATCTTTAATCGATACTTTCATTATATTCCTCTTCAAATTTGTCGATATAGTCGAACCCTTCTTCTAGCTCTAATTCTTCACCACAAAAAGGGCAATATCTGAGTCTGTAAAAATCGTGGTCCTCGGAAACTTCTAACTTTCCGGCACCATTACATTTTACACATTCAAATGGTTGCTTCATATTTTACCTCTAATAACCAGGATGGATTTATATCTGTAGGTATTTTGATTTCCGTTGCTACCATACCATCAGGTACCATTGGTTCAAAAATAGATATATGAGAGCCCAGAGAACTCTCTATTAATAAACATCTGCCTCCTGGATTCAAATGTTCTTTTAATCCGTTAAAAAATCTTTGATGAAATTGCCAATCTTCATCTAACCATGCTTCTTCTCTTAGTCCCATGTTTACCATGTATTCTATTCTGTTTGCCCACCACGGTGGATTTACAATAATAAAATCAAATGTATCATCTATATTTTCCCATACATCACTTCTATATACTGTAGCTCTGTCTGTAAGTCCACAAGTGTCTACATTTATTTGACAATCTTCTAGTTGTTCTTGTGTTATATCTGTGTAGTGTAGTTCTTTAACAGCGTCCTTCAATAGTAATGAGGAGCCAATTATTCCCCAACCACAACACATTTCTAAACCTTTTTTAAAGTTTAAATTATAATCTAATACTTTCTGGAATACGAGTTTGTTACGTTCTAATAATGCTGGTTTGTGATATGTATTAGGATCAAATATAGTTTCTAAATTATATTGATTATGTTCACGTCGTATTCTAGTTTCTTCATCCATTATTTAGCTACTCCCCAGACTTGCCCCCAATCACCTTTCAGTGCGCCACGAGCATAATCCGTTGCTCTATTTTCAAAAAAGTTTGTATGAGTAGGAGCATTAATCATTTCTTCTACCCACAATAGAGGATTTCTTTTTACTTTAAAAATACCTCGCATGCCCATACTTATAAGACGTCTATCAGCAATATATCTAATATATTTTTTAACATCTTCAGGGCGTAAGTTTTCCATATTACCCATTGCAAAACAAATATCAATGAATTTTTCTTCTAGTTCTACCATCTTCTCTGCAATATCATAAATTTGTTTTTTAGTTTTGTCATTCCAAATACCCCTGTTCTCTTTGACGTATGTTTTAAATAATTGTATCATAGATTCAGCGTGCATTGTTTCGTCGACAATGGACCATGTAATAATTTGTCCCATACCTTTCATCTTGCCATGACGAGGAAAATTTAATAACATAATAAAAGATGAGAATAGTTGCATACCTTCTGTAAAGGCAGAAAAGGCTGCTATGTTTGTAGCAACAGATTCCTTAGTTCCATTTTGTCCTGATAGTTCCATAAAGTATTCATGTTTGTCTACCATAGTTTGATATTCTAAAAACTCTCTATAGGTTGAATCAGGCATACCAAGTGTCTCGATAAGATGTGAATAGGCTGCAACGTGAAGTGCCTCTCTTGCTGTAAATCCTGCTAACATCATACGAACTTCTGGTTGTGGGAAATAAGGCAAATAGTTATTTACATAACCACCTGCTACATCTACATCTCCTTGTACAAAGAATCTAAATATGTTTGTAAGGAAGGCCTTTTCCTGATCTGATAATTTTTCTTTCCAATCTTTTACATCTTCTGCCATTGGTACTTCTGTATGTAACCAATGTGATTGTTCATGTTTCAACCATGCCTCGTATGCCCATGGATAGTTGAACGGTTTGAAATGTGTCCTTTCGTCTGTTAATTTTGTCATTAGTTTATTCCTATATCTTTTAATCCGTTTTCCTCAAATGCCCAGGCGCGTTCCTCACACCATAGACATTCACCACAACGCCCTCTATTTTGCCTCACACAAGAGTGCGTAATTTTGGCAATATCATCTAATATGCCTTCTTCCCATGCTATATCAACTATCCAATCTTTTGTATAATCTGCAAAAGGTTGTTTAATAATATTCTCGTACTCTGTTCCCTTCACAAAGTTTCTTTCTGGAGGGCCAAACTTTTTTATAATGTGAGGAGCATATGGATTAGCTCCTGTAAATATCACATCACACATACCATAAGCATCTCTCATACCTGAAAGAAGCTGTTGATATAATTCTGACCCTTCTGGGTCTCTATTGTTGTTGTCTACAGTACCGACTTGAATTGGGTGCAGACGTTTGGTTCCAAAACGTCTACATGAGTCCTCTAATACTAACTCTGCGTGTCTAATTGAACCATCTACTTTTGGTACTGTAAAGGGCTTTATATTTATATCTAATTTGATGCAATACTTATAAACTAAATGCCATAATACTGCACTATCAAATCCACCACTAACAACAACACCTATAGTCTTGTCGCTTTTATGCCATGGTTTTATGAAGTCAGAATAAAACTTTAAAACTCTTGTTCTATCTTCTTTCAATTAAATTGCCCCATTCAATAGTTTCGTTTTCATAATCAAATGATAAAAAATAATCCACCTTACCTGTCCAATATTCCTTTGCCATTTCTAAATGCTCAGGCATACCGTCGAAATACAATATAGTAGGTTTAGCAAACTCCTCTGGTGGAATATAATGTGGATAAAAGAACGCCTTTTCATATGTTATTTGTTCTCTCCCTGCTATATTTTTTACAAATGTTTTTAAATGTTCGTCTTCTTTTATTATACCAGCAAATTTACCTTTATTAATACCCATGAACAAATCTATACAATGTATTTTATATCCAGGTAATGTTTCTGCCCATGCAACAGTAGATTTGCCTAAGTAAGGCCCTATTTCTACTAATGTACCTGTAGGAGGTAATTTTTGTTGATGTGCTGCCTGATTTAAAGGGTGATTTAATTGTTTTATAAATGCCTTGAAGTGTTCCTCATAGTCACCTGGATAAAAACTACTTATGTCCTTAGATTGTACTTGCGGTCCTTTTTGGATGTCTGCAAGTTCTATTTCTAAGTCACTTACTTGACTCTTAACAAAGTTAGCATTTTCTTCAGAAAGTGTATCTATCCAAGTCAAGTTCATAGTTCAATCTGCTTTGCTAATTGTTGTATTGTTTTAGGCCCAGGATGCGATTTGTCCTTTGATACATCTATAAATTTTAGTACAGGAACATCATCAGGTAAATTACTAAACACAGTCCATTCATGTACATCAGGATCTATAAGTTTAATAGCATCTCTAAAGTCTTGTGTTCTGTATCTATGTGTTTCAGTATGTTCAACAAGAAAGTTTTTCTCGCTACTATCACTTACCCAATGTCCTACAGATGTTCCAATTTTATCTTTTACAACAACAAATCTATCTGGAGAGGACCATCCTATAATAAATTTATGGGGTCTACCATATCTTCCCATTAAATATAGAAATATTTTAAATATGTGTTCGTTTGAATATCCAGGGTAACCAAAGTTATTTACAGGCCTATCTGTATCTAATACATTGTGAAGTCTATCTTCCTCATCCAATCCAAATCCATAAGTAGTTGAATCACCTAAGAGTACAACGGATTTTCTCCAATCAATGTAACTAACTTTATGCGGTTCCCACGCTTCAAATCCAGCAAATTTAAATTCTATCTCTTTTAATTGCATGGGAATAATTCGTATATAACCTTAGCAACAGCTTCTGCTATTTCCATATGTTCTTGTTGTGTACCATTAGCACGTCTAAGTTCAATGTAATGTACCCAGCTTCTTAATGTTCCGTTTACATACATTCTACTCATTGTATTACCCTCAGGTAAAACAGCACGTGCTTGCTCTTTTGCTATACCATGTTCTAATGCCCATGTATAAGCATACCTAGTTGTCCTAATTACATCTTGCTGTAATAGTTGCCATTTAATTTGTAGTTCCTGGTCATCAGTTTCAATACTGTTTTGTCTATTTTTAGGATCTTGTAACCTTGCCTCTCTCGTTACAAATTTCATATCCTTTGTAGGATCTGCATACCTTTGACTAAACTCCTGAAATGAAAAGGACCTATGTCTTAAAATTTGTCTAGCAATATCTCTTGTAGTTTCTATTTCTAAACACGCACTAACCATTTCTAATGGTGACCAATGCTGATGTTTCATTAGATACTTAACAAGTTTCTCGCTTGTTTCTTTATTGTTTTGATTGTCTGGATTGCTTACTCTTGCACAGTATGCAACAAGTTCCATTGGATCTGGGTTGCCTAATGCTGGATCTGGGATTTCACCCCAACCACCGATTGGCATCTGACTGTATGAAATCAGTTTTACGTTCATTAAATTTCCTTATTATCCTTCGCAAGCTAGACATTCACCATCAGCTACTGCTGACATATCTATCTCTTGAATTATTTCTCGTTCAATCCTTTTACTCACTTTATCTGCTTTTCCTAGTTTTTCGGATCTACAGTAATACAAAGTTTTCAATCCTTCTTTCCATGCTGTAAAATGTACAGCGTGCAGATAGGAAATGTTTACATCTGGCCTAAAGAATAAATTTAAACTTTGTGCTTGGTCAATAAACTCCTGTCTATCTGCCGCATGCTCAATAAGCCACCTTTGATCTATCTCCATAGATGTTTTAAAGATAGCTTTTTGTTCATCTGTTAATTGTGTTAAATGTTGTACAGAACCATCGTTACTAATAATACTTGACCATACTTCGTCATAATTAGTTCTCGGATGTTTCTCGCAATACTCTTTTATAATGACATCTAAATACCTATTTTTGTTTAAATATGCGCCTGAGAGAGTGTCCTGCCTATACGCATTCGCCCTAAAAGGCTCAATACTTGGTGAGGTGTTACCCATTATAATACTAGAGCTAGCATTCGGTGCTATAGCCATAAGATGAGCAAAACGCTTACCTGTTCCTTCCATATCAGGTGCCTCGCCACGTTCTTTACCTAGTTCTTTATTAGCGTCATCCAACTTACTACGAATGTGTCTGAACATTCTAATATTAGCACCCTTTGCTTGAGAACTTTCCCATGCAATGCCATTCTTTTGTAGGTAAGCATGAAATCCTAATGCTCCAACTCCAATACTCCTTTCTCTCATTGCTGAGAACTTAGCCCTTTGTACTTGGTCAGGAGCCTTGTCAATAAAAAATGCCAATACATTATCTAACATCTCTGCTACA